AAAGAGGTATAAAATATGAAAAAGAAAAAACTAAATTGGACTGAAATTAGCGGATGGATTGGATTATCTTGTCTGCAATTTAATAGTATTCCAGCTATTATATCAAGTGTGGAAACAGGAAATACAACTCCAATTCCATCAATACTTTTAACTATTGTTGGATTAATGTTGTATTTAATTAGAAGTATAAAAACCAATGATACATTATACACAGTTGGTAATTTAATCGGAATAACTGGAAATGTTATTCTACTTGCAACAATTTTATTATAGGAGTTATTATGTATAAAATAGAAAAGTTTTGTATATTTAAAAGATATTTAACTGATTATTATTGGTTAGAATCTGGAACGAGGTATTATTTTCCTGTATCTGGAAGATTATATAAAGAAGAATCAATTTTATTAACTAGGAGATTTAAATAATGAATAAATATATTATAACTGTAAAACCTGAATACACTGGTTGGACTTGTTTTTCTTTTAAAACAAAAAGAGAAGCAGTTAAATACTATCAAAAAATGAGTGGTATTAATCAATTAAAGATTATTAAACTATTTGAAAATGGTAAATTAACTAAAATAACTAGAAAATCAAATTATATAAAGATATAGTATAATTAAAATAGAATATAAATACTTTAGATTCTATTTTAATTAAATTAAGGAGAAGTTGAGATGAATGAACCAATATTTACAGTAACAATAATAGATTTAATGTTATTTATGTCTAATCTAATAATAACATTTTTATATTTACATGAGAAAAGTCATCACGATAGAACTCATGAAGCATTAGATGCATTAGTAGAAATGGGGATATTAGATGAAGAAGAAACGAATTAGAGGAGCAAAAGAATTAGTTTATAAACCAATGTTCCGTAGTCGAGTAGAAAAGGATAGAAAGAAATATGATAGAAACAGAATTAGAGAAGAAGATAGAAGCATTAGTAGAAAATGACTATCAACAATTAGGAATTAAAGAAATAGTATCACATGCTAGAAATGATATACATAATTATTATTCAGAATGGGATAGAACATTAATTGAAATGAGATATGAGGATTTGTATGGAAGGTAAATTACATTGGAATGATGGATTAACTATTAAAATTAGTAGTGATTATGTGGACGAAATTATTCAAAAGGAACTAAAGATTCAACTTGATTATTTAAATTATGATATAAATAAATTAAATGAGAAAGAAGAATTAGTAGGAAATGTTTTAAATGATCTACAAATGTATAAAATGGCAATGTTAACAGTATTAGAATATTATGGAGGAACTTATGAAAGTACATCTTGAAATAACAGATGCAGATAATGGATTTGTTATGGAAACATTTGTAAATTATCTACGAAAAGAAAGAGTAGTTTATGAGATTACAGAGGGATTATCTAATATAGATAATGAAGTATTGGATGCTGCGAATATATTATTGGTTGATATTTTAAGGAGAATGAATATAAATGTCTAAATATGAAATGAGAGATTTAATAAATAGTTATGTAAATGAACTAGAGGTTAATAAAGAAGAAATCCTAGGTAATAATTATCCAGAAGATTTAATTAAAGAATATGCAGATAGTTATATACCTATTTATAATTATGAGTTGGCTATGTATTTAGCTAATAACTTGGAATTAGGATTTGAAGAATATTATACAGATAGGGATTATGATATATTTGATTTAATTAAACAAGTAATTTATAATGATTTAATATTTGAAGGATATAATTGGTTAGGAGAATAGAATGTGTGAAGATGGGATAATATTTAATATTCTAATAGTATTAAATATAGTAATAATGTTAATTAATATAATGATAGCGAGAGGTTAGAATGATACCAGATGATATAGAATTAGATTTAGATACAAGGATAAGAATTCGAGATGAGGTAATCTCTAAACTTATAGAGAATATGTCAGAGTCAGATAAAGAAGATATATTGTGGGATTATCTCCTAAATGAACATGAATATTATCCTGATTGGGATTTAGTGGATGAGTATCTCCTTTATGTAGATAAAGATTGGGATAAAACAATAGAATTTAACGAATTAATTAAAGAAACAACTGAAGAAGGAAAATAGAATGGAAGATATTAGATATTATAGTGAAGGTAAGCAGGAATTTATTAACGTAGATGATATGAATGAATATCATGTAAGAAATGCATTGAAGAAGATGATTCAATCAGATAATGATAGACTATATTCTGATTTGAAGATTATCAAAGCAGTTAAGGCATTGAATAATGCTTTGTCTGATGTAGTTTATTAAATAGCAATTGGCAGAGGAATCTATACCTTTAGTTTTCCTCTGCCGAGAGCATATATAGTATATCATACTTTTCAGTATTTGTCAAGCATTATTTAATATTTATTTATCTTGACATATACTAAAGAGTAGAGTATAATTCACTTAATTAATCAGCTTTGACAGTAGCTAGGATATTTATTCTAGACAATGAATCGAATCGTAAAACTGTTATTGATCTATTCGTCTAACGGTAAGGACAATAGCCTTTCACGCTATTAATACGGGTTCAATTCCCGTATAGATCACCAAATTAAAAAGGCAGTAGCTTTTAAAGGAAGTTGAGAAGAAAAGAAGTAGCTTTATATGAATAAGAAAATTAAAATGGATGGAGATATGTATGATTGGACATCCAAAGCAAAGAAGAAGGGATATATTACTTTCCCAAGAGGATTTGGGAAATATATTAAAAAGAGAATGAATCGTAAAATAAGGAGAAGGAAAGAAGAAGATGAATGAAGCACAATTTTTTGAAGTCGAGAAGCAAGATGTGATAACGCATAATGGAGTTAGTATTCCAAATAAACAAGCAATTGTTAGAATGGATACTAATCAGGTATTATCTGTAGTTTCAGATCGTTATAAATTAGTTAATCATGAAGATGCATATGTTAGAGCGATGACTGCTATTCAAGCAAGTAATCTAGATACAAATGGTATGACAGAATCAATTGATTATAGTTATAGTGGTGCTAGAATGATAGTTAAACTTAAATTCCCAGAACATAGAGTTATTATTGGGAAAAGTGATGACGAAGTTGATCTGCAATTGAATATTCATAATTCATATGATGGAAGTAAACCTTTTACAATTGATGTAGGAGGTTATAGACTTGTATGTTCAAATGGAATGATTATTGGACAGACATTTTCTAAGGTTCAGAGGAGACATACAAAAGGATTGAATATAGATTATTATATTAATCAAATCCAAGGAATGACTGATGGATTTAATGAGCAAGCAGAGATTTGGAGCGATGAAGTTAATACTCCAATTACTACTAATAATGTAATCGAATTCCTAGAATATATAGATTTGGCGAAGAAAGATAAACAATATATTGGTAATCAATATATCGTAGAAAGAAATGAATTGGGAGATACTAAATGGGCATTGAATAATGCAATAACTCATTGGAGTACACATGCTCCTGTTCAAGAGAAGAGCAATAAAAATAAGAGTAATATTATTTATCTACGTGAACAGAAGGTTCAACAGATATTCAATTCACATCACTGGAGGAAAGTAGCATGACAACAATTAAATTAATATATAATGATATAGATACAGAGATTAACTACGAAACAGTAGAAGTTAATTTAACTGATACTCTAAGACATATGGAACAATTTTTAAAAGCAATATATCCTACAATGGAAGGAGAGAAACTTATTCATGAACAGGATATAGAGATATGTAAATCCAAGGATTTTGCAAATAAAGATTTAAAAATAGGATTAACAGATGAGTAAAGTAAAATCCTATTATTGGGAGGAGATTAATAAACGGGCTTATGAAGAAGAATTAACCGGATTAAGACAACCAGAAGCACATTATGCTTTGGAAGAAGCTCATAAACATTGGAGTATAAATTATGAGATGCAGAGCGTGCAATCAAAACCTAAACGATTGGGAACTTAAAAGAAAAGATCCAAGAGATAACGAGCAATTTTTAGACCTCTGTGGTGCTTGTTATTCAACTATATACACAGAGGAAAATGATTTAAAAGGAGAAATAGATGACAACATTAACAGCAACTGGAACAGTAGCATTCGTGAATATTGATACACCAGATAATTTTATGGGAACTGAATCCTATAATATTACAATGGGATTGGAATCAGAAGATGCAGAGTTTCTTGCAAAGGAAGGAGTTAAACTACGTGAGTATGATGGAGTACCACAAAGAAAGTTTACCCGTAAAGTAGAATTCGGTCAACCACAGGTATATGATGCAGAAGGAAATGAGATTGAAGCCAATACTATTTCTTGGGGAGATCGTGTACGAATTCTTTATTCAATGGGAAAAGGAAATTCACTTGGACGTGGAGTTTATCTAAATAAGATTAAACTACTTGAGAAGGGAGAAATGGAAGCTCCAGAGGATACTGATTCAGGGGACTTCTAATGTGGAAGGAACAGGCGTTTTTGGATGGTAAATTCAATGCTCCTGTTCCTTCTTTTTATTATGGATGGAACATGAGAGATTGGATATTTTGGATAGATAAAGAAGGAGAATGGAATGACGGAAGCAACATTTGTTCGACATACTTCTTGCCCATCTTGCAACAGTTCAGATGCGAGGAGTGAGTACAGTGATGGACATTCATTTTGTTTTAGTTGTAATACTTTTTATCCTTCTAATGTGGCAAACGATAGAGTGGTTCCACGATCAGGACGGAGAATAGAAGAAGTGAAAATAAAAGGTACAAGTGTAGAATTAAGAGATAGGAATATTAAACTTGATACCGTTAAGAAATATGGTGTAAAAATGGAATATGATAGTGAAGGTAGTATTGCTAAACACTATTATCCATACCATAATATAGATGGAGAGATAACGGGATTCAAAACAAGAGTAGTAAAAGATAAAGATTTCTTTACTAAAGGTGATATAAGTGGTACAGGTCTATTTGGACAAAACTTATTTAATGGAGGTAAATACCTAACGATCACTGAAGGTGAACTGGATGCTATGGCGGCTTATGAAATGCTAGGAAGTCGATGGGCAGTTGTTTCAATTAAGACAGGTGCTAAAGGAGCAGTCAGAGATATAAAAAGAAACTTTGAATGGGTAGATAAATTTAATAATATTGTCCTAGCTTTTGATCAGGATAAGGCAGGAATGGATGCTTCTAGAGAAGTAGCTAAATTATTCTCTCCAGATAAAGTTAAGATCATGCATTTCGAGGAGAAAGATGCATGTGATATGAATGTAAGGAGGAAAGGTAAAGAGTTTACTCAAGCCTTTTGGAATGCTAGACCATTTACTCCTGCTGGTATTATCTCAGGTTTAGAAACTTGGGGAGATGTATCGGCAGAAGATAATAGGAAAAGTATTCCATATCCTTGGGGTTGTCTAAATGAATTTACATATGGATTTAGACCACAGGAATTAGTAACTATTACTTCTGGATCAGGAATGGGTAAATCTCTATTAGTTAGAGAATTAGAACATTATTTAATTACTAAAACAGAAGATAATATAGGTATTCTAGCCTTGGAGGAGTCAGTTAAAACTACTTCATTGGGTATTATGTCTGTCAACGCAGATAAACAACTTCATCTACCAGATAATAAAGTAGGTAAAGATGAATTACATGGTTATTGGCAGAATACAGTAGGAACAGGTCGTGTATTTATGTATGATCACTTCGGCTCTACAGGTGAGGATGATCTAATTAATAAAATTAAATATATGGCAAAAGGATTGGATTGTAAATGGATAATCCTAGATCATTTATCTATTGTAGTATCTGGAATGGAAGGAGAAAATGAAAGACAATTAATTGATCGTCTAATGACTAAACTTAGAACATTAGTACAAGAAACTGGAATAGGAATGTTCCTAGTATCTCATCTAAGAAGACCAATAGGGGATAAAGGACATGAGAGAGGAGCAGAAGTTTCTCTTTCACAATTACGTGGATCACATGCTATTGCACAATTAAGTGATATGGTATTGGGATTAGAAAGAGATCAACAACATGAAGATGAAGAAGTAAGAAATACTACATTAGTTAGAGTGATTAAAAATAGATTCATTGGATTAACTGGTCCTGCCTGTTATCTTTTCTATGATAAACATACTGGAAGATTAGAAGAAACTGATAATCCAGAAGGAGAGGGTAATGAAGGAGACTTCTAAACGAGCGGAGCGAAGTTATATATACTTAGATGTAGAGGCAGATGGATTATATGAAGATGCGAAGAATATATGGGTTATTGTTGCAAAGATTGGAGGAGATATATTTACCTTTAATCATGATAATATGGCTACTTTGGATAGCTTCTTTCTGGCAAATCATGATAAAACATTGGTTGGACATAATGTAATTAACTATGATATACCAGTTATAGAGAAGATACTCGGAATTAAATGGAAATGGGAAGTAGAGGATACACTTATATTAAGTAGATTCTTTAATCCCAGTAGAAAAGGAGGTCATTCATTAGCGGCATGGGGAGAGAGACTTAAATTCCCTAAAACTGAATTTAATGAATTTAGATATTGGTCTAAGGAGATGGAGAGGTATTGTATAAATGATGTACTTGTTACTGAGAAGTTACATAGGACATTATGTTATT